GTAGCGAATAACCCTAAGTTTGCCAAGAAAGCGGGCATCCCACAAACGGTAGGTGCAGATTACATGAAAGCGGATAAAAAGGTTATGAAGTACAATATGGGCGGTATGGCTAACGCCAAAAAAACTATGCGTAATCTTGATGACGAGGTTTATCGTATCGACACCGAAAAAACTATGGAACGCCGTAAAATGAATAGTATGAAAGCTGGGGGTAAAATCCGTGGCTACGGCATGGTTCGTGGCGGTCTTGGTATTCCGTTGGTGATGGGCTAATGAGCGAAGCGTTTTATAACAGCATGGCGGCTACTGCTTCTAAGCTGATTACAAAGTTTGGCGCTGTAGGTGAGATTAAGCGCACCACAGGAGACTCTATAGACCCCGTAACAGGTAATATAACTGCGGGTACTACGGTTACCTATACTCCAAATACAATCGTCCAGAAGTACGCTGACGAGCTTGTAGATGGCACTAGGATATTAAGCAGTGACCGAATGATTATTTTAGATAATACTATTGAGCCTGTTTCTACTGATACTATAACCATTCGTGGTGCAAACTGGTCAATCGTGTCAATCAAAGAGTCTAACCCTGCGGGGATTCCTTTGGTTTATTTTGTACAGGCTAGACGATGATAATCAAAAACGCAGACGATATAGCCAAACGCGCTAACTCTACAGTCGATGAATTTGTTAGACAAACATGGATATCATTATTTAGTGGAACTATTCGTGATACTCGCGTTGATACAGGTCGAATGAGAGATAACTGGCAGTGTACAGTTGGTTCTGCTGCCAAAGGTACTGTACCAATTTCTAGTGAAGCTGAAACCATAGCTAATATGAAAAATAATATTGGCGGTGCAGGTGATACAACCTATCTGACTAATAATGTCCCTTATGTTGGAGTCTGGGAAGAGCGCGATGGAATGGTCGCTAAAAACATTGCCAGAATAGAAACGAATATTAGGAAGTTTGCAAAATGAGCATAAAAATTGACCAAGCATTCGTGCAGTCTTTTGTAGATGGCTCTTTTGGCATCCCAGTTAATTACGAAAATATGCCTTACACACCTGTATCGGGTACAGCGTATGCAGAGCTTATAAACATACCAAACCCTATAGATTCTATGACTCTTTCTGATATGAACGAGACAAGTGGAATTTTTAGAGTTATCTTGCGCTATCCTATAGACGGCGGGGCGATTGCTCCAAAGACTAAAGCAGAGGAAATTATGGCGCATTACCCAATTGGGAGTAGCGTTGCATATTCTGGACAATCTGCGACAATACGCTCAGTAAGCCGCCAAGCAGGAACCGTAATGGAGGCTTGGTACACAATTGTCGTTTCGATACGATATATTTCATTTATAACGAGGTGATTTATGCCTACTACAGTACAGACCCTTGTCGAAACCACGATTGGTGTTTCGGCTTCTTTACCCGCAACTTTTGATGGCGCAGGTTATGGCGCTCTTACTTTTGCCACTGTTGGTCAAGTAACTGATTGGACTCCTGGTGGTCAAGTATATAATGTTGTAACGAGCAACCCTATTGCTCAACGCAGCACTGATAAGTACAAAGGTACTTTTAATAACGGCGCAGATTCAATTACGGTAAACCGTGATGATGACGATGCCGGTCAAGTTCTTGTTCTCGCAGCTCTAGCAGCGGATACAGATTATTCTTTTGAGGTTACATACCGAGATGGAACAATTGACTATTTCACTGGTAAGGTTGTTTCTTTTGACACTGTCGCTGGGGGCGCAGACTCAATAGTTCAAAGGACTATTAGTTTGGAGCGCACTCGTTCGACAGTTACTGCATAAGGTAGCTCAGAATGGATTTAGCGCAATTTGATTTGAAAGAAGCTGCGAATAGCGGCATTAGTGTTGACCTTGCTCACCCTATAACAGGTGAGACGCTTGAAGACGATAAGGGCAAAAGTATTAGCATTAAAATACTTGGGCGTGATTCGGCTAAATGGCAACAGGCTCAAAAACGAAATGCCGCAAAAAACGCAAACAAGTATCGCAATGGCAAAGTGCCTGACGCTGAAGTCGAGCGACAAGTTCGTGATTTATTAGCTGAATGCACAGTGTCTTGGTCGGGCATTGTATACAACGAAGAAGCTCTGAAGTGCAGTAAAGAGAATGCTTTGATGATATACGAAAAACGGTCATGGATTGCCGAGCAAATGTTGGAAGCTGCTGCTGATAGGGCTAACTACATTTTTACTTAGGCCAGCTACTTGAAGATTATGTTCGCTACTGGGCTTGGCTCACTACGAACCAGAAAGGCGCTACGAAGGCACGAATTGAGTCGATGGTTGACCCAATTATGCCCGACATAGCGCCTTTTTCTTATGTCATAGACTTGCTTGCACAGATTGGACCGAGTGAAGTTACATGGCAGGAAATCAGTAGTTGGTGTGCGTTAACTGGAATAGAATTAAGCGTGTGGGAAAGTCACACATTAAAAAGGCTTTCATCAATTTATACTTCTTGTGCTAGTAGATACCATGACAGTACATCGGTAGCACCTTACAAGCATATTGAAGCAGCTACGATAGATGACGATGCTATTAAAGAAGCATTACGAACAGGTAGTTTTAGGAAATAATTATGGCGACTGATTTATATACCGTTGAGATACAAGCCAAATCCACAGGCGTTGCTGCTGCTACTGCTCAAATGGAAAAACTTGGTAAGCAAAGCTCATTAGCTTCTACGGCTGTGAAGTTGTTTGGTGCTGCTGCGGCAGGTCTTAGCGTTGGCGCTATTTTCCAAAAGATTACTCAAGACACTATAGGTTTCACTAAATCAATTAGTGAGCTATCTGCGATTACTGGTGCAACTGGTAAAGACCTTCAATTTTACGAAGAGCAAGCAGCGTTAATTGGTAAAACAACAACTTTATCTGCAAGCCAAGCGGCAGATGCGTTTAAGCTAATCGCTAGTGCAAAGCCTGACTTACTTGCAAACAAAGAAGCGTTGGCTGCTGTTACAAAAGAGGCAGTAAAGCTAGCCGAAGCAGCGGGTATTGGTTTGGCTGATGCTGCGTCTACTGTCGGTATTTCTCTTAACCAATTTGGTGCAGGTGCAGAAGAAGCTAGCCGTTTTGTGAATGTATTGGCAGCAGGTACTAAAGAAGGCTCGTCCTCCATTACAGAGACAGCGCAAGCTATGAAGAATGCGGGTGTTGCTGCGAACTTAGCAGGTCTAAGTTTTGAAGAGGCTAATGTTGGCGTTCAGTTGCTAGCTGCAGGCGGTCTATTCGCTGCTGAAGCGGGAACAGGTTTTAGGCAAGTATTGTTAAAGCTAGAAAACGAAGCTGATGATAGATTCAAACCTTCGATGGTTGGTCTTGCGGGTGCGCTAGAAAATCTTGCTGCTGAGAACATGAGCCTGACAGAATTAACTGGCTTATTTGGCGCAGAAGCGATGAAGTCTGCGGCTATTATGATTAACGGCGCGCATGATGCTAGAAAATTAGAAAGAGCTATAACAGGCACAAGCACAGCTACAGAAATGGCACAGACTAACTTTGATAACATGACAGGTGACTTGCTAAGTCTTAATTCTGCTAACGAAGGCTTAGCGATTACGATGGGCAAAATGCTAGAGCCTATTATTCGCAAAGTTATTCAAGCGACTACAGAATTTTCACGAAAAGTGGATGCGTTTGTTAGGTCTGAAAAGTTTACAACAATGGTGAAAGCCTTAACTATTGGTCTTCAAGGTTTATCTATTATTATAGCAACCAAGACACTGCTTTCTTTTAATAAGATGGCTATAAGTTTTGTAGGAATGGCTTCTAAAGCAGGTTTAGCGGCTACTGCTACTGGTTTATTCTCTAAGGCTTTGACATTAATAGGTGGTCCAATAGGTCTAACAGTTACAGCATTGTTTGCTTTGTACAATATTTTGAAAGAAGTTTTTGGAATTGATTTTGATACTTATGTCCGATATTTCAAAGCGATTGGACAAGTAACAAAAGAAGCCTTAGTTGCAATAAGCGCATCTTGGAATAATTTTTCTTCCGCTGTTAAAGAACTAATTAGCGCAATGTTTACTTCTATAAGCACAGCGTGGAATAATTTTTCTACTTATATTAAAAACATAGTTAGCGGTATGTTTAATTCTATAGGGGAATTTTTTCAACCTTATATAAATAGCTTTGTAAATACTTTTACAAGTATAAAAGATAGTGCAGCTACATTTACTACTAATTTTATTAATACTTTTGTTAATACTTTTACAAGTATAAAAGATAATGCGGTTACATTTACTACTAATTTTATTAATACTTTTATAAGTACGTTTACAAGTATAAAAAATAATTTAATTACATTTACTACTAATTTAACAAATACTTTTATAAATACGTTTACAACTATAAAAGATAATTTAATTACATTTGCTACTAATTTTTCAAATGTTTTTAGAGATGCTTTTGTTTATGTATCCACGCTATTTCAGCCTCTAATAGATATATTCGTTAGTTCGTTTACAGGCATCAAAAATACAGTAGATGTGTTTATCACTAATTTTGCAAATGGTTTTAGAGATGTTTTTCAATACCTATCAACACTATTTCAGCCTCTAATAGATTTATATGTTACTGCGTTTAATGCTGTTTGGGATGTTATAGGCGGCTTCTTTACCACACTAACAGACGGAGCAACTACTGCTATAAATTTTGTAGTTAGTAGTTTTAATAGTGGGTTTTTTGATATTAGGAAATATGTTGAAACCACCAAAATAAATATTAATGCTTTTTATGAAACCATGAAGGCTAAAGCTAGTGCTTTTTTTGATAGTGAAGAAGAAACTGCTAGGAAATTAGCTACTATAAACGAAAATAAGGCAATAAGTCTTCAAGCGGTAAATGATAAATACGCCGACATGGCTACAG